CAAGCTATACGGCGAAAACTGTCTTTAGTCATGACGGGAGGTTAATCCCTCATGGCGAACGTCACATCCGATGACGACGGCCCTACGGCATCGAATGTGACGTTCGCCATGAGGGATTAACCTCCCGTCATGACTAAAGTCAGTTTTCGCCGTATAGCTTGCAGAAATGCACGGATACGGTATTGCCGGCTGTCGCTGCGCCGAGAGTCAGGTAAGGCCAAATGTAATACTGCTGATTCAGGTCCCATGTCGTTACAGTCGGCGCGGTGTTTGTCGCCGGTATCGACTGCCAGAACGGCGACGGGAAAAGCGCGCCTTCGACCTTTCCGATAGAGGCGACGGTCGAAGCTGCGCCGACCGCGATTGCGCGCAGGCCGATATCAACTTGCATGTAGAAATAGCCGCCCGTCCCTGCGGTGGGCGTAAAAGTCGCCGAAGCGCCGAGAGGAGTCGTCGCGCTGAATGTTGAGCTAGTCGTGAAAGACACGCCAAATAGCCATGTCGGGACGGTCGCCGTCGCCGTCATCTGCCCGCTGAGAATCAGTCGAAGAGATGACGCTTCGTCGCCTAGCTTTCCCATATACATCGCCGGAACGGCGATGCCGGGATATCCCTGGGTAATCGATACCGCCGATGCGGCGGGAGTCGTCGTCGTCGCTGCGAGATAGCACGAGAACAACTCTTCAAACATCGTGCCTGTAAAGCCGCTCATGTTACCTCACGGAGTTAGGTCGATTTCAAATACGCCTGTCGCCGACCACTGGATTCCGAATGTCCCGTTATTGGTGGGGTAATCAGCGCCGAACGTCACGGCGACGAACATCGCATCTGTGTAGTTCGGCGGACCCGTAGGGCCGGTAATCGCGTCTGCGTAAATGATGCAGCCTCTTGGAGTCGCGAGAGTCGTGCTCGCGACAGACACGTCATTCATGTCATATCGCAGAGATCCGGCCGTGCCTTCTGCCATCGTCGGAGCCGCCGACGTGCCGCCGGCTGCGACAGTCGAAAGCAGAATTCCGCCTGCCGCCCAGCCGGTCCCGCTGACCTCATTCGTGTTTGCCCACGTTACCGTCGTCGCGCTGTAGTTAATCGGCGCAGTACCGTCAGTAAGTGAATTAGAATGCAATGCGATCTTGAAGTTAGCGGCAGTCGTCGCGTTAAAAGCAGTCATGCCAGTAAAGGCGACGGCGGTAAGCGTCGCCATGATCGTATTGACGTATATACCGCTCTTCGTCCACGCCATTGGTTAATTCACTCCGATACGCGCTCTTACGGTTTCGGGGCGAATGAGCACGTCAACTCGATCATCTTTAGTCGCGTGCTCAGTCACCGTGTTATTGAGTTCGTCTGTCGTTTCCTTGACGCGAGTGCCGTCGCTGCGCCGGTACTCAACGACACGAGGTCGCGATCGGCCGCGCGAGAGATAGCCGATAGAGCGCAGCTTTTCTCTGTCGATAGGCGTGCTCACGTCTTGCTCTTCTCTGGCGCGCTGCGTCCCCTCGGCGCAGTAGACGAATCCTTGGAAGCCGGCTCGCCCTTGCTCGCCGGCTCAGAGATCGTGAAATCGCCGGCCTTCTTGTTCGCGTCGCTGACCTCGGCCGACTTCACATCGGCCGACTTGCTGTCAGACGCCTTCGCGTCAGCCGACTTATCATCGGCCGTGCTCTTCGGCGCTTCTGATCGCGCCTTCGGCTTAGACTTGCCGTCGTCGCTCTCGTCGTGCCCCGCCAGACGAAGCTGTTCGCTGAGTTCGTTGATCTTCGCTTCGTCCGCTCCCTGCTTGCGCAGATGATCGCGCTTGCGCAGAAGGGCGGCGATAGCCTCTTTAATAACTGAGTCTGCCATTTTTCCAGGTCACCCCAACGGCGTGATATCTATAGTCTTCGTGACGTTCGTATTCGACGTGATCGCGACGCTCAGGTAACGGAATGGCGGCCCTTTCGGGACGTATTTGATAACCGTGCCGGCTGTCGTAATGGTAAACGTCGTGTTAGAGATTGATCCGGTCGAAAGATAGTCTGCGTAATTGACCGGCGTCCAAGTCGCCTGATCCGTCGATCCCTGAATCTGGTAAGTCGCCGTCGGGGTAGCGCCGACAGTCGTAACGATGCGGACGAGTACGGCCTTATTAAAGAAATTGCGGCCGTAATCATAAGTCGTCGTCGTGAGATTGCCAGTCTGCGCATTCGCGACGACGGTACCGTTAGAGTAATCCCACAGAGTCGGATCAGCGCCATTCCAGCGCAATTGCTGCTGAACTTCATTGATCTTCGCCTGTTGCTGCGTCTGAATTGCAGCCGGATTCTCGCGGAAGAGTGCGTTCTCGACCCCGAGAAGCTGAATGTACTCTGATGCGATCATTTACCCTATGCTTTCCTGTGTAAAAGGCTCTCGCCTGAGAGCCGTCACGAAGACGGCTCTCAGAGCGAGAAAGACAATCCGATAAGGATTAGCAAGGGAAGACAGGAGTAACAAGTCCAGTGCCGGAAAGCGACTGAACGGCGTTCGCATACCGCTAGAAAGTGTAGGCGTAATAGCCGTAAACGACCAGCAAGACGCCTAGCTGCGGCGCATTCGGCTGCTCAGCGCGAATGTACGCCGGCTGATTCGGGTCTTCCCAGAGGTGACATTCGCGCTGCGATACAACGGCGACGCGATCTTCGTTCGTGCCTGCCCCGAGGTTAGTCGGAATGTTGTTATCGACAACAACGGCGAGACCGTGCGGAAGGACGCCGCGCTGACCCTGATTGTAAGCGTTGTTATACGCATATCCGAAAGCGTTGTTATTCATCGTCTGCGACGGATTCTGGAAATTCAGCATCGGCCAGGCGGTAGACGTCTGGCTAGAGAACCAATACCAGCGACGCGAATGCATGACGACGTGCGTCGGCTGGCCCATGGCCAGAAGAGACGACTCGACACCGCTCGCAGCCTTCGTGATCTGACTGTAAAGCTGAGCGCCGGTAGGAGTGCCCTGGGTCCACGTGTTAGCGTTAGCAACGGCCAGAAGGCCAGTCGAAGCCTGATTGATAAGCTGATTATCAAGGTCCGTGTTATACCGGGCGAAAAGATCCTGCAAAAGAACGTCTTCGATGCCGGTACCTCGGTCAATCGCCTGCCGAGAGATGTTCTGGAATCCGGCGGCAGTCTGAACCGGAATGGTCAGCAGAGTATCGTCTGCGCTCTGCGCAGAGACGCTAGTGAGCTGCGTCGCCTGAAGGCCGGCGGTGGTCGCGGTAGTCACCTGCGAGATGTTGACAGACATACCGTCAGCCGGCAGCGTGTGCTTATTCGTCGCAGCGTCGGCAAAAGGCCGGAGGTTTGCGACGGCAGGCGCAACCATATCGACTAGATACTGAGGAACGGTCAGACCGGCCCAGTTAGTAGTCGTTGTATCGCCGGCGGCTCGCTGGATATACGGACCACGTTCTACTCGCTCTTCCTGCATATGCCGAGCAAGACGGCTTCCGGCGCCGACGTCACCATAAAGGAACTGACGCGAGACGTCGGAAAGAAACTGCTTTCCATTCGGGTCGGATTCCTTATTGTAAACGCGCTCTTCGCGACCGACGCGCATAACTTCGTCATACGCAGGCTTGCGATTAGTAGCGCCGGCATTGGTGCGCCGAACCTGGTCTAGACGTGCCTCGGCTTCGGTCTCTTCGACTTCCACCTTCTTAGCTCGCGCAAGCTTCTGCGTAATGCCGGCCTGCTGAGTCTTCGCAAGTTCAATCATATTGAACAGCTCTTCGCAGCGAGCGTCTTCCTCTTCGGAAAGAGCGCTTCGCCCTTCCTGCTGAGCCGAAGCGAGAATGACTTCGATTTCCTTACGAGCCTTCTGCTCGCGCTTCTCCGCGGCCTCTCGCTCAACTTCGATACCCGCGATGAGTTCCTTAATAGTCGCCATTGCGACATAACCTTTCTAGGATGAAAGAATGATGATGAAATGACGCAGAGAATCGCGGGTCTGATTGCCTGCTGAATGCGTCGTAAAAGCCGGTCTGACTGCCGGTACCGCTTGCGGTCTGACTGCCGCTAGCGTCGTGCTAGGATTTAAGTTCGCGCCGGGGCTGACGCTGCTTTTCTCTGCGGAATGCGGAGAGCGTCAGCGCCCGGATTAGTCGTCAAGACGAGTGCGCCAAAGCTTTAGAGACTTGCCAGAGCGCGTCGCGCTGACAGGCGCGCTCTCGTGCGCCTGCGCCGGTCCGAGCGCGTCTAGGCGGCCCTGAATGCGATCTAGGGCGGCTCTGGCGACGACGACCGGAACACGTTCGATATCCTCTAGCCAGTCGGCCGAGCGAGCGGCGATGCTCGTATAAGGATTGGCCCCGTAGTTAACCGCGCTGACGTCACCTCGGTTAATGTCGGCTTCGGTGATTCGGAATTCGTCCCAATCGTCATTCCATTCGCCTTCGTTCAGCATGAATGCGAATGACATTTCGTCCACGAGTCCATCGGCGATAGCGCTCGCTAGGTCGCGCACATCATGACGATCGGCATTCAGGAATGCTTCGA